AACTGGAACTACTGGGCTGTCGCCTGGCTGCGGCCCACCAGCCAGGTGCCGCTCGCTAAAACCGGCGACGCCGAGAAGCGGATGCTGATCCAGGAATGCACATTGATCAGCAAAAATGAGGCAGCGTCGGCGGGCATATATGACCTCACAACCCCTTGATCATGCAGATAAAATAATTCGCGGATAATTCGCCGCGAATTTCTAATCGTCGGAGTCTTCTGGGGCGGTCCATCGCGGGCCGCCCTTTTCTTTTGGGACAAGTCCATGCCGATCCTGTTCGACGTCGACCCCGAATACGGGGCCTACGAAACCTTCGATTACGACAACGACAATGGCCGCGTCACGATCCGCCGGATCTGCGACGTGCAGCCGATCATCGATCGCAACAAAGAATTGCAGAACCACGCCGACTGCTGGAACGAGGCACGCGACATGCGCCTGGCGGCCAGCATCCCCAACGAGGTGGCGCTGATGTGGCTCAATGACTACGGCATCAACTGCTGGCGCAAGGAACACTGGCCGGCGGTGAAGAAATTGCTCAACTCGAACGAGTGGAAATACCTTCGTACGAATACGTTTTACCTATGAAGCCCGACACCAACAAACACCGCCTCTACAACGCGCTGAAGCGGCTGGTGACCGAGGCGGAACACGATCTGCCGCAGGATAACATTCCGAACGATGTCCTGTTGTGCGTGATCCCGCTGGCGGCGCTGGAAGAGGCTTACGCCGCGCTGCGCTCTGCCCGCCTCAACCGACGAGACCCCGATGGGTAAAATAGTTCCAATTGGCGGCCGGCACATGAGCCCCGCGTCCATGCTTGCCGAGATTATGAATGATGAAATGGTAGAGAAGTGCGTTGTGGTTACTATTCTTAAAGATGGCGATATTGGCACGGCACAGTATGAAATGACCGTATCCGATATGTGCTATGCCGCCGCGTTGATACAACGCATCGCGTTTGAGGAACAATAATGCCGCTGGATACCTACGACGGTTTGAAAACCGCGGTGTTGGAGTGGTTGGCCCGGCCGGCCGACCGGCTGCTGGTCGATCACGTCCCTGACATGGTGACGCTGTTCGAGGCCGAAGCCCGCCCGCGGCTGCGCACGATCGGCGGCGAGGGGATGGAGATCCTCTACACCTCGCCCGGTTACCCGGATCTGGCAATGCCGGCGGACTTCGCCGAATTGCGCCACGCGATGCTGGTGGATCTCGCGGTGCCGCTCGATTTCCTGACGCCGGCGGCGGCGGCGCGCGGCGTCCTCGTGGGCGGCATCCCGCAGTTTTACACGATCTACGGCAGCACCGACGACTCGGTGCCCTGCTCGCCAGGCGGCAGCAGCATCCAGATGCGGCTTACCCCGCCGCCTGACAGCAGCTACACCGTCAGCGTCACATACCTGCGCGGCTTGCCGCCCCTATCGGCCGAGAACCCGAGCAACTGGCTGCTGAAAGCCTCGCCCACGGCATACCTGTTCGGGACCCTGCTCGAGGCGGCCGCCTTTATCGGCCACGACGAGCGCGTGCCATTGTGGGCACAGCGCCGCGAAGCAGCTTTTGCGGCACTGGAGCGCGCCGATATCAAAGCGCGCTGGGGCGGGCCATTGCAGGTGCGGCCGGACATGGCGATGTGCGTCCGCGGCGGGACGCTGTGACCATCGTCCCGTTCCCGGAATGGCTGCCCGACCAGCCGGATTTCGCCAGCGCGGGTGCGTTCATCAAGAACTGCGTGCCGGCGACCAAGGCCTCCTATGGCCCGATGCCGACGCCGATGCCCTACAGCATCAACACTCTCGATGCCCGCTGCCAGGGCGCCTACGTCATCCGCGACGCTACCGGCGCGCCCTACATCTACGCCGGCGACGCCACCAAGCTGTATCGGATGCCGCCGGCCTTCGACTCGTTCTTCGACGTGAGCCGGGTCACTGGCGTCTATACGACGCCGTCGCCTGCGGCGGGCGGGTTCTGGTCGATGACCGCTTTCGGCAACCGCATCATCGCTAGCAACTACACCGACGCGATCCAGAGTATGTTGCTCTCGGGCACCAATTTCGACGTGCTGTCGCCGGATGCGCCAAAGGCGAAATTCATCACGACGGTCAAAGATTTTGTCTTTGCTGCCAACACCCAGGACCCGGTCGATGGCACGGTGCCGTACCGGGTCTGGTGGTCCGGACTTGGCCAGCCGGACCAGTGGCCGACCCCCGGCTCGGTGACCGCATTGGAACTCCAGTCCGATTATCAGGATCTCCAGCAACAGGACCTCGGCGCCATCACCGGCATGGTCGCCGGGTTCATCGGCGGCAGCGACGTCGCGATCTTCTGCGAAAGCGGGCTCTGGGCCGGCAACTATGTCGGCCCGCCGACCCTGTTCAATTTCCGTGTCATCGCCGGCGCCCCGGGGACGATGTCGCCTCTGTCGATCGTACCGGGCCGAATGCGGACGGCGGCCGGCAGCGCGGCCCAGGTGGCGATGTATTTGAGCGAAAGCGGCTTCCAGGCATTCGACGGCGCCGCCGCCATACCGTTTGGTGCCGGCAAGTTCGACCGCGAGTTCTTCCGCGAATTAAACGGTAAGTGGATCGGCTATGTCCAAGGCGTCTCCGACCCGACGAGTAACCTGATTTACTGGGCCTTTGCCTCCGAGACCTCGGCTGACGGCTTGTTCGACCGGCTGCTGGTCTACAACTGGGACCTGGCGCGCGCCGCCATCTGCGAACTCGAGGCTATCGGGTCTGTCGACCACCGCAGCGAGTGGCTGGCCCGCGGCCTCTTCGGGCAAGGCTACACGCTCGACACGATCGACAGCTTTGGCGACCTCGACACCATCATGCCGCCATTCGATGACCCGTTCTGGGCCGGCACCACAGCCGGCCGGCTCACGACGTTCTCGCCCGACCACCGCCTCCACACCTGGGTCGGTCCGGCGATGGGTCCGATCCTGGACCTGCCCGAGACGCAGCCGTTTCCCGGGCGCCGCGCCTGGGTGACAAACGCCCGGCCGCTGATCGACGCCCCCGAGCCCGGCGACGATACGGTGACCGTCCAGGTCGGGTCGCGGGAGCGGCTGTCGGATGCCGTCACCTGGTCGGCTGCGATCCCGGTCAACATCCTGGGCGACTGCCCGCAGCGCACCACCGGTCGCTATGTCCGGATGCGGTTTGCTATGGCGCGGGGCGTCAATTTCCAGGCGTTGCAGGGGCTCGATATGGATATGGTTCCGGAGGGCAAGTTGCGATGAGCGCCAACTCGCCGCCCGCCGCCGTAACTGTATCGGTGGCGCCGAGCGATGTGCAGAGCAACTGGTGGTCCTGGCTGCAGTCGATGGCGACGGCGATCAATCAACTCGCTGCCTGGGCCAACCGGCCGCGACTGGCGCCCCTCACCGTAGATACGCTGCCGGCGGGTGTGCTCCCCGGCACGCTGGCTTACGTGACGGACAGCACCACGTCCACGGGGGTGGTCGGGTCGGGTGGCGGCAGCACGCCGGTGCTGGTCTGGTTTAACGGCACCGACTGGACCGTCATCGGGATATGACATTGACGACCTGGGAACCGGGGCCGGCGCCAACAGCGCTCCCCGGCGGGGCGGTCGTGCGCCTGCCGCCGGTCGAGGAGCTGGCCCTGCGCTGGCGCGAGGCCGAGCCACTCATTGCCAAGGCTACCCGCCGCACCGGCTGTTATGAGCCGATCGACCTCCTCGCCTTGGCGATCACCGGCAAGTTCGGGATCTGGTTTTGCGAAGCCGAGCCCGGCCACCTCGATGCTGTGATCGTCACCGAGGTGGCGACCTATCCCCGCCGTCGGGTGCTCGAGGTGCTGTTCGCCGGCGGCAGCAACATGCGGACCTGGATCGGCCCAGCGGTGGCGGCGATCGACCGGCACGCGCGGGAATTGGGCTGCAGTCACGTCGCCGGCATGGGCCGAGCGGGCTGGGTGCGTGCATGGGGCGCCGAACTGACGGGGGATGTAATCATGGTCCGGGAGCTGAACGCCGATGTCTAAAGGCTCTAAGGGCTCGCAGCCGGCCGGCACGACCACCCAAACCACGATTAACCCGACGCAGCAGGCGCAGCTCCCGTACCTGCAGCAGGGCTGGGGCGCGGCGCAGTCGCTCTACAATAATCAGCCGGTCATGCCGTACTACCCCGGCACCACCATGGCGCCGTGGAACCCGGCGGTGCAGCAGGGTTACCAGGACATCTACAATACCGGCGCATCGATTGATCAGGGCCTGCGACCACAGACAAATGCCGCTTACAACACCGCCATCACCGGCGGCTACGGGGTCAACAATTCACCGGCTTACGGCGCCTACCAGCAGTTTATGGCGGGCACCAACCCATACCAGCAACAACTTGGTGCGCTGGCGAACAGCGCCGCCGGCGGCAATCTCGGTCTCTCCGCGTTGGGCGGTGTCGCGCAAGGCCAAGGGCTCGGCATGCAGCAGTTGGGGCAGACCGCCAGCGGCTACTATCTCAACAGCAACCCGTATCTCGCCGCCATGGTGCAGGCGGCGGCGGACCCGGTGACCCGCAACTACCAGACCGCGACCGCGCCGCAGGCCGATTACGCTTTTGCCAATGCCGGCCGCTACGGCTCCGGTGCCATGGCTGGTCTGCGGTCCACCAACGAACAGAATTTGGGTAAGACGCTCGCCGATCAGTCGAGCAATCTCTACGGCCAGAATTACAGCAATGAGCGCGCCCGGCAGGATGCTGCTGCGGCGCAATACGCTGGGCTGCAGAACCAGGCCGGGCAGGGCTACAGCAGCGCCTACAACCAGGGGCTGGGGCTCTCCGGGCAGGCTCTCAACAACCTGATGGCGAGCCAGCAATACGGCGCGACCGGGTTGCAGAGCGGCTACCAGTCGGGCAACAGCGCCGCTATCCAGGCGCTGGGTCAATACCCGCAATTCGCCCAGGCGCAGTTCATCCCGGCGCGCTCGGCGCTCGAGGCCGGGCAGGGCCTGACGGCGATGGATCAGGCCACCATCGCCGATCAGATGAAGCGGTATTACGGCGAGCAGAACGCGCCGTGGGACACGCTCAGCAAATACCTGAGTTCGATCGGGCAGCCGACGACCGGGTCGAATACCCAGACGTCGCCGTACTTCCAGAACCAGACCGCCAATGCGCTGGCCGGCATCGGCGGCACGCTGGGGATCGGCAAGCAACTGTTTGGCGGCAGCGGCAGCAGTGGGTTGCTGGGTGGTGGCTCAGTGGCTCCGTGGGCAGCGGATGCGGCGGGGGCTTC